CCTAAAGGAATTTTTTGTTCTACATAATCTGCTAAATAATTAACATCACTAGCACTTGAAGGTTTATCAAAACTATACATAAACTGTTTAAAAGCATTATCTTGTTCTAATCTTTTTAATTTTTCATCAACAACTCTATCGCCTTCTTTTGCTCCTAAGTTTTGTAAATTTGGAGAATTATTAATTCTTTCTTGAGTTAATTTATCCCCTAAATCTGTTCGATCTTCTTTTGATGAAAAAACTCTTTTTAATTTTCCATCTATAATTTCATCTCCAGGCAAAGCTGCTAAGTTTTGTAAATTTGAAGAATTTTGTATTCTTTTTAATGTAAGTGTATCTGCCATTTAATTTTTTATCCTATTAATCATCTGATGTTATTTTTTCATCAGGGTTATCATTACTTGAATTACTACTAGGTGCAGATGATTTATTCCCTAATAAATTATCTAAAGCTAAAGGTATTAAATCTGTAATTTGGGCATCTTTATAAATATTTTGTAACTGCCCTACTTCTGTGGCAATAGATAATAAAGTTGTTCTATTAGTGTCAAGAATATCACCAAGATTATCTTTATATTTTTGAAGTTTGTCGCCTATTTCTTTGTTAGAAATTGCAAGTCCTTCTATAGTTGCAGAAATTCCTGATAATTCAGGTTTTGATAAACCTAATTGCGTACCAGTACCTCTTGCTTTTGCTGCTGCTGCTTGAGCTGCTGCTAATGTTTTAGCTGGTTGTCCTGCTGCTTCTGCACCTCTAGCTAATGCACCACCAAAGGTTTCTCCTGGTTGTCTGCCTTTACCCATTTCTAAACCTGCTCTTAAAATAGCTGCATCTATCATTTGTTTATTAGTTGGGCCACCTCCTGAATAAGTTATTGCTTGTGGCATATAAGCTGTTCCAAAAAGAGTTTCTATATTGTTTAATCCTTGTGGATTATTTGGATCAATGTTTGGTCTAAAATTACCATATAATGGTTGTCCTTGTTCATTCATTGGATTAGGATTTCTTGCAAAAGCTGATATAGCTTGTTGTTCAAGTCTATCAGGTACTATGTAATCTAATAACCCTGGTAATGGGCTTTTATATTCTGTTGCCATTATAATATCCCCTGTCTGCTAGACATTAAGTTTCTATAATATTGTTGTAAATCTACTGGTGCTATTTGCTGTCTTTGGTTATAAACAGGCATTTGAGGTGCATTAAATACAGGAGCTTGTGGTGCTTGAATATTAACACTTCCTTGATTTAATAAACCTTGATTTTGTTTTTGTGTTGGTTGCATAGCAAAACCTTCAGGCTTAACACCCATTCCTTGAAATACTCCAGCTACTTCAGGAGTCATATTATCTAAAAGAAAATTACCACCTGGTTGTTGTATGTTAGGCATCATCATAGGAGTTTTGGGTTTTTCCATAGGGCTATCTCCAAGAAAACCACTAAATAAATTACCTGCTCCTTGAGTAAGACCACCAAAAGTTGGAAGTATAGAAGTTAACCCTCCCCCCATACCATTTAAAAAATCAAACATTTATATCTCCTTTTATCATAATTGATTACCTATTCCAAATCCTGCTGCTGCACCACTTGGCCCACCAATCATAAATCCACCTGCTGCACCTAATAATCCCAATAAAGGATTACTTTTTGCTCCTGGTTGAGTAGTAGTTTGTGTGCCTGGAATAGGACTTCCTATTAGATTTGCATAGTTTTGCAAGTTAGCTAAATTTGCATTTTGATTAAAGTTATATCTATTCATAGCTTCATCTATAGGTAATTGTGCCCTTGCTGTTCTTATGTTTCCTAATTGTTGCAATGTTTGAGCTGGTGCTTGTAAACCACTCATAATTGTAGGTATGTTTTGCATAGCAACAGCTTGTGATTTTAGGGCATCACCATATACATCACCATATAACTTAGATGCAACATCTGATTGTTTGGTTAATAAATCTTTTATAACTTCAGATTCTAGTATACCTTGTCTGCTTCCACCAAGTTGTCCTGCTTGTGTAGCACCTCTACGAGCTTGTTGAAGTAGTCTTGAAGCACTTTCCTCCATTGGTCTTGTTCCTGCTCTCAATGCTTCTTGAAACATTGGATCAGCAAATCTAGTAGAAGGGTCTGCCATCAGACTTGTAAAGCCTGGAACTAAAGCGTTAGCAATATCTGTTTGTCCACCTAATGCTTGTTGCTCTCCTATTTGTTCTGCTCTAAGTAATATATCATCAGGGTTAGCATAAGTTTGGTCAGGATAAAACTGCTGTGGTGTCATATTCTGAGCTTGTTGGAAAATATCCCTTAGATAAGGAGCTTGTCCTTCCCATGGCTCTGATTTTGTTGTTTGGGTTTGCGACCCACTTCCTTTACTCATAATGTACCTCTAATGTATTGTTGTGAGTTCTTTTACGAGAACTGTGTATGCGTTTTCATACCCAAATCTCTCTAATTTCTTTATAAATCCTTTCCGACAAACTGTTTCCATAGCGACACAGTCATTCTCTAATGCCCATGCTTCTATGGTTTCTAACCAATCTTGCACCCATATGTCTAAATCTTTACCTCCTAAAGTAACTATTCTGCATACAGTTTTTCTTGGGTAGTCTATGATCTCTGTAGTTAAAACTGATATTATTTCTCTATCTTCATTAAAAACTAACCAAAGTTGCATACGAGCTTCTGATAATCTTTTGTAGATATCTTCAACAGACATTTCATCTCTACTTTTACCATTACCCATTTCTATATAAGGTTCGCAGTCTTCCCAAACCTCATTAATTCTATCCGATGGTATACCTGATATATATAAATTCACCCTAGTTTTACCCAACTTCCTGCTGCATTTCTAAAGTATATTCCTTCGCCACTACCAGGGTTAAAATTAGAACCATCTCCATATACTATATCTCCTTGCTTTATTCTGCTTGGAGCTACATTTTTAACCTCTATAAAAGTAGTAGGATTTTCTTCTAATGCTGCTTGTATTTTTTGAAATTCTTGTAATAAATATTGTGGTAAATCTTCAGGATTATCAGGTACTGGATTAGGCGTATATTTAGGTGCTTGTGACATTTAGCGTTCTCCTATTACCTCATATTCTATATCATATCCGTTTAATTCAAAAGTTGTAGCTGTTGTGTTTTGAAACTTAATAGCTATGTACTTGCCTGTGGCTCTAGCATCTACTTTGTTTTGTGTGTCAGGGTTTATGGTTTGTTGTGTTTTGTATGTGTATGTACCATCAGGAGTCATAGAACTTCCTACAAATACTTCAGCAGAACCTGTGCTAGAAAATCTTGGGGTAATCTTTCTTACTTGTTTTACAGTATTAGTATTACCATCAAGAGTTAATCCTTTTCTCTCTAAGATCATAGTAAAGTTATCCCCAGCAAAATCAAACCCATTATCTCCTCTATACAGCTTAGTATCTCCTGTGCTAGACATTAAGATACTGGTTTCTGTAGGATTATAGTTTCTTTGCCCCCAGTTTTCTGTAGTGCTGTAGGCTTCCCAACTTTGTGATTGACCTGACCATACAACTGCTGATACACCAGGATTTACTATGCCTAATGCTATATGTAAAATATCAGGCAATTCTCTAAAACTAAATGAGTTGGTATTGTAATTCCATATTAAGGCTTTATTGCAATAAGTTGATCCTACTGTTGGATAAGATACCCATATTTCATTTTTTTGTTTATTATGTGTTACAAATATGTTTGCATAATTAGTGCTGTCTATTTCTTCAAACAAAGTTCTTTTAACAACTGTACTAGCAACAGATTCTTTAGATACACCATTATGAACAATAAGATCACCATTAGTTACTACAAAATGTTTACCATTAAATTCTGCTACACAGTTTCTTGATAAAACACCTGAGTCATCAAATAGTTTTTTAATGTCAAATACTAAATTACCACCAGTAAAAGTCATAATGTATGTAGTGTTTTCTTTATATATTATAAAAGATTGTTTAAGTGGAAACCCATCTACAATAAATTCACCTGCATCACCTACTGTTGCAGAACCTGCATCGTTTGTGCTAGATGCTGTCCAAGAACTAGGTAGTGTAAGGTTTTCTGCTGCATCTCCCCATCTAACTTTATTAGGAAGATTGGTAGAAGATTCAGTCATGTTTAAAGCTATTAAGTAATTACCAAAAGGTCTTATTACTTTACAAGTTGTACTTGCTGGCCAGTTGGTTAAATCTGTAAACTTACTAGCACCTGTTGTAGCTAAACATTGTGGGTCATCTACTCCGTTATTTAAAATAGCTAGTCCATTAAATATAGAACCAGTCCAGTTGCCTGAAGCAGTTAAATTAGTAGAATAATCTCCACCTGATGTTCTTGTAAAATCTTCATGACTAGAGCCATTGTATCTGTATATTTTAGCTGACCCTGCATAGAACCAATAGTTATTAGCACCTGTAGACCAATTTAAAGCAAAATAAGGAGCTACTGTAGGTGTTCCAAAGACTTGATCTTGACCTAATACTTTTTTAGCTGCGTTATCTTCAAACCTAGCATTTTGTGTATGTGAAAAATACTCATTAGGCAATGCTGTATCATTTGTATCTTTAATCATTCCTTTCGGATTTAATACTTGAAGAGTTGCCATTACGCAGTTCTTCTCCACATGTATGCAACGATATAAGGTTGTAAGTTATTGTGTGCTGAACCACCACCTGTTGAAGATGTAGTAAAACTAGAAGTTCCTGATGTATCGCCTTCTGATAAATTATTATTATCAGTATCACTTGTACTCATTGTTACGCTGTGATTATGAGATGGCATTTCATCTATAGTCAATGTATGTGTTTTAGCACCACCAGTTTCTTGTGCTGTATCAAAATCACTATCTGATCCATTTAAACCTACTATAACTCGACCAGCTCCAAAAGCTGCCCAAGTACCAAAACCTAATAATGTTCCAGGATTAGTAGATACTGCTGCATTTATATAAATAGAACCTACTGGATATACAGCTTGTAAAGTTGTTGCTGTGTTAGATCCTATAGTTAAAGTTCCAGATATAGTTAAATTTCTAATACCTGTTGAATCTTTACTAGCATCGACTGTTACTGCTTTAGATGCTTCTGCTGTGCCGAGGGTAGTTATATCTACATAATTTAATTCTGTTGTATTTGCTGTAACACCATCTAGTAAATTTAATTCTGTGTGCGTTGAAGTAACTGCACCAGTAACACTAGGGAAAGTTGCTTTGACTGTTGATTTTATAAGTCTTAAATGGTCATCACCCTCATTAACTGGATCACCAGCTACTGGGTTTGAACTATTTAAGTCTGATATATATGTTCCTGTTTCTAATCCCATTTAATTTCTCCTAGCCTTTGGGGTTGTTATCTTTAACTGATTTAATATGTGTATACCACAAGCCTGTTTTAGCAGTATCTCCTAATTTACCAGCATCTATATCTTTATATAACATATCAAGTTGATTTACTATTGAGTCATAAAAGTTACTACCAGTATCTCCTGTTCTTCCTAGAATATAAGCATTATCTATATACCATTGTTTAGTTGCTTGTATATCAGATAAAGTTTTAGCATCTTCTTCTCTAGTTGTAATTGTTCCTTTGTTATCTACTATTGCTACCATTATGCCCTCACAACTCCATAAATTGTCATGTTAATTTTTGATGCACCTGTGCCACCTGCAAATATTAATTGAAATCCATTACAAGTATTTGCTTGTGTGTCATTAATATATCCATGACCTATTGCTATTCTTGATACACCACTACTACTCTCGCCACCTATTTGATAAACAAATGATGGTGATATTTGTCCTTTAGAATCATTAGAATCTGAATCCCATCTACCACCAGCAGGATTATTAAAATACATAAAGCCATTCATTGGGTCTTTATCTCCATTATTTTGTTGTTCAATAAGTGTAAATTTATCTGCTGCATCTGTTGTAATTCTTTTCTCTGAGTTATTGTGTTGAAGTCCTAATGTACTTTGTCTATAATTTGATGCTGTAATTGCAGAACCATCATCTAAAAATCTCATTTGTATATCACCTTGTCCTTGTTGAGATATGCCATGAATAATTACATAATAATTATCATAACTTGAATCAAATCCAGTAAAAGAATAACTTGTTGTATTTCCTGAAGCATTATATTCATTTACTGCTGATATTAATGCTAGTCCACCACCACCACCACTAGCTTCTGCCCATTTAACACCTGTAGCTTCTGATGAATCTGCTGTCAAAACATAATTGTTTGTACCTACAGCTAATGCTTGTGGATTACCACTACCATCACCTACTAATATTTTTCCTTTGGTAGATAGATCGACTGCTGTAAGAGCAGATGTTCCATTACCAATAATAACTCCGTTAGCTGTTAAACTTGTTGCCCCAGTACCACCACTTCCAACAACAAGTGTTGATGATAGTCCTGCTGCTGTACCACTTGTATTTTGCGAACCTGCTGCATTTACACCTGGTAAATCTATATTTGCAGATCCATTAAATGAAACTCCACCTATGTTTCTAGCAGTTGTAAGGGTTGCTGCTGAAGTAGCTGTAGCACTATTTCCAGTACAACTTCCTGAACTACCACTAACATTTCCTGTAACATTTCCTGTCAATGCACCTGCAAAACCTGTAGCAGTCAAAATCCCACTACTTGAATTAAATGCAAGGTTTGAACCCGACTTAGGTGCTAAATCTCCTGTTGCTGCCGTAACGAACAATGGAAAACATGTTGTATCGCTACTTTCATCTGCAACTGTAACATTTGTAGATGTGGTTGCTGTAGCTGAGTTTCCTGTGCAAGAACCTGAACTGCCTGATGCGTTACCTGTTACATCTCCTGTTAAATCTCCTGCAAATCCAGTTGCTGTTAGAACACCTGAACTTGAGTTAAGAGCAAGATTGCTTCCTGATTTAGGTGAAAGGTCGCCTGTTGCTGCTGTAACAAATAATGGA